TGGGCAGACATTGGAACCGCGGACAAGAGAATCACTTGGACAACTACTGGCGCAACAAATGCTGGTGAAATTCGAGTAACGGTTCTGTATCAGCAAAACGCTAACCTCGCTTAAAGGAGGTTTGCATGGCTGGTTCTGATGTAAGATCAAAAAGATTAACCGCCACCGGCTCTGCCGGTGTTGGACCTGCGCGTATTCGTCAGGTTCAGGTTAAAACAACTACTGGATCGCCTCGCATCACCTTTACTGACGGTAACGGTGGTACAACCGTGCTAGACATGGACTTGGACGCTTCAGATACACATTCTGTGAACATTCCGGATGAGGGTATTAGAGTAAGCGATATATACATATCTTTGTTTACGGCTTGTACCTCTGTAACGGTGTTTCACAGCTAGAGAGGTAAATCATGGCGTCTGATGTAAAGGCCACCTTTTTGACAGCTTCTGGTTCTGTTTTTGCAGGCCGGACTCGCGTTAAGGCTATCCATTACCAAGCGGGGTCTAGCCCCACTTTGGTATTAAAAAACAACGATGCTAATGGTGCCACTCAGTTAACCTTGGCTTTTGCCGATAACACTGACGATAACGTGTACTTACCCGATGAAGGAATGTTGTTTTCTGACGGGTGTTTTGCTGTTCTAACCAACGTCACCAACGTAACGGTGTTTTTTAACTGAGGGTTAGCATGGCTACTACAAAGAACGTCACTCGAACTCCATCAGGGCGAATTAAGTACCGGGGAGAAACCTTTGCAGGTTACAACAAACCAAAAAGAACCCCCGGTGCAAAGAAAAAGAGTGCCGTTCTGGCTAAAAAAGGCTCTGAGATTAAACTTGTTAGATTTGGGGACCCTAAGATGTCTATTAAAAAAGACCAACCTAAAAACCGTAAAAGTTTCCGCGCACGACATTCCTGTGACACGGCCAAAGATAAATTTAGTGCCAGATACTGGTCTTGTAAAGCGTGGTGATGAGTACATGGAAGTGAAAGAAGTATTAGCTAAACTCGAAAAACATGAGGCTGAGTGCAATCTCAGGTATCAGAGAATAGAAGAGCGTTTAGCTGAACATAAGAGCGCCTTATCGGCATTGGACGTAAAGCTTTGGGCACTGGCGGTCTTGATTATAATCGCACCTTTTGTGCAGAAATTTTTAGGGTGACCGTGTGGCGTATTCTAAAAAATCTAAAAAGGCTTCCTCTAAAAGCAAAGGAAGCAAGATATGCCCCAAAGGAAAAGCGTGGGCCGAACGTACTTTCGACACTTACCCTAGTGCTTATGCCAACATGGCAGCCTCTAAATATTGTAAAGACCCTAACTATGCAAAAAAAAGTAAGGGGAAAAAGAAATAATGGGCAAGTTGAAGGATTGGGTCGATGAAGATTGGGTCAGAATTGATAGCCAAGGTAATATCGCGGGTAAATGCGGTACTTCAAAAAATAAAAAAAATCCTGATAGGTGCCTACCTCGATCTAAAGCTAATAGTCTTAGCAAGTCTGAAAGGGCTTCGACGGCTCGTAAAAAGAAGCGTGAAGGCGCTAAAGGGAAGCAAGTGGTTTCAAACACCAAAGCCGCCAAAGTGGTAAAAAAAGGTAATGGCGGAGTCATTGCTAGGGGTTGCGGTAAGGTATTAGAAAACCGAAGAAAAAAAACAAAAGGGGCTGTGAGTCGATCATGAACGTAGCTTTTTACAACGAGCCCGTAGAAAAAGCCATTGTGCAGGAAATCATGCAGTGGTCTACAGAGGTGTTGGAAAAGCCTAGCCCTTACTACAACGATTTGCCCCCGTGTCCCTACGCTAGAAAAGCGTGGATGGAAGATAAAGTTGCCATCTTGTTTAAGTATGACGATTCTTATCAGACCTTATACTCGTGTATTTCACAATTCGATGACAATTTTGAGCTTGTCGTTATTGTAGATTTAGCTAACGACAAAGAACCTGAAGCTTTTCATGACTACTTTTATGCAATGAACGAATTTATTGCTGCGGGTACTTTTATTGATAAAGACATATGGTTGATGGGTTTTCACCCAGATGACGAGGTGACCGAAGCCTCCGAACAAACCGCCATTGAAGCATTGACTGATACCGAATACAGCATGATATTCGTACAACGATTGTCCAAGCTACAAGAAGCAGCAGACAAGTTGGACAAAAAGGGATATTATGATAGTTATGATGGCGAATACAACGCTTGTGAGATATTTGACAAGCGAGAGCAATTATACAGGAGACTGAAAAATGGCGATGAAACCTCGTAAGAAAAAAGCACCAGCTAAAAAAATGAGAGCAGGTGGAATGGTTAAGAAGATGCGCGGCGGCGGCATGGTTAAGAAGATGCGCAGCGGTGGAATGGTTAAGAAGAAGAAATAATGACTGTTTCTAATAGCAAAGATTTTGAATTGGACGTTGCTGAATACGTTGAAGAAGCGTTTGAGCGATGCGGCCTTGAGGTGCGTACTGGTTACGACCTAAAGACGGCAAAGCGTTCGTTAAATCTATTGCTGGCTGACTGGGCTAACCGTGGGTTGAACCAGTGGACCATTAAACAGCGTTCTTTAACTCTTGTGCAAGGCACGGGAGAATATAACCTGAGTGGCGATATTATTGACGTATTGTCTGTAATTATCCGCAGAGACGGCACAGATTATGCTTTAGAGCGTTTAAGTCGTGATGAGTATCTGACAATTCCGACAAAAACGACACAAAGTAGGCCTAATCAGTTCTTTTTAGACCGTCAAATCACTCCAAACCTTAAAATTTGGCCTGTTCCGCAGAATAGTACGGACGTAATCTACTACGATGCACTTACTCGTATGGACGATGCGGACGTTTACACTAACACAATGGACCTACCTTTTAGGTTTTATCCGTGTTTGGCCGCAGGATTAGCCTATTATATTGCTTTGAAAAGGGCTCCAAACAGAGTTCAGATGCTTAAAGCCATGTATGAAGAAGAATTTGATAGGGCAGCAACTGAGGATCGTGATAGGTCTTCGTTTAACGTTGTTCCTAGATACGAATACTATAGGACAGGCTGATGGCAAAGTACGCATCTGGTAAAAATTCATACGCTATTTCAGACCGCTCTGGTTTCAGATACCCCTACAAGGTGATGAAAAAAGAGTGGAACGGATTGCTTGTGGGTCCGGATGAGTACGAACCAAAGCAACCACAACTGGGTCCGTTTAGAACCGTGTCTGATCCGCAGGCGTTACAAGGCGCTAGGCCAGACTCGCCAAACCCTACCAGTGCTTTTCTTATTGTTACTACAAACGGTATTGTTTACTTAGGTAATGGTAACTGGAGTACAGCGGGAACAGCAGAAATGCCTTCGGAACTCAAAATAACTGACGCTTTACAAGGTGCCGTGGGCACCGTATCGGTGGTGACACCATGAGTTTTACATACGATCAGTTAAAAACAGCGATACAAGACTACGCAGAGAACGATGAAACGTCTTTTGTAACCAATTTGCCTGTATTTATACGTCAGGCAGAGGAAAGAATACTAAAAAACGTGCAGTTGAGCCTGTTTCGCAAGAACGTCAGCGGCAATATGACGCAGGCAAACCAGTATTTGGCTTGTCCTAGTGACTTTTTAGCACCATTTTCTCTTTCTTTTGTAGACGCTAACAGCGATAAGACGTTTTTAGAGTTTAAGGACACTGATTTTGTACAATCCTTTAACCCAAACCCCGCAACGACGGGTAATCCGCGTTTTTACGCGGTGTTTGACGTTGATAATTTTATTATCGGTCCTACTCCCGACGCAGCAAGGGCCGTGGAGCTACATTACTTCTATAGACCTGCAAGTTTAACTGCTGGAGCAGGTTCTGGAACAACGTGGCTTAGTGAGAACGCCCAGATGGCTATGCTTTATGGCAGTTTAATTGAAGCATATATCTATATGAAGGGTGAACAGGATATAATGGCTGCGTATGAAAAAAGATTTACAGAAGCGATGACCGGCATGAAGATGTTGGGTGAAAACAAAGAAGTAACCGATGATTATCGCACTGGTATGCTAGTGAGGCCGAAACAATGAGCTTTCCAGCATTAGAACTAGACATGAACCCTGACTTCAAGGTGGAAGTACACACCACTCAGAACCGGGGCTTCACCCCAGAGGAAATTGCAGAGAGATGCGCTAACAAGATTATATCTATTAGTGATTCTGCAAACCCTGCAATACAGGCACAAGCACACGCCTTTCGTCAACACATTGTAAAGGTTTTAGAATTTTACATGCGTGAAGCGATTAAAAGTGATAGAACAACCGTGTACAACGCAATTATTGATTCTGGTAATCAAGAACTTGCGGAACTAATTAGGAGACTGTAACCATGGCTTTCAGCGGAAACTTCATGTGTACATCGTTCAAGAAAGAGCTATTGTACGGTGTCCACGACTTTGATCTCTCTTCGGGAGATGCTTTTAAAATTGCTCTTTACGACAACAGCGCCTCTTTCAATGCTGCAACTACTGCGTACACTACCAGTAACGAAGTAAGTGGAACAGGCTACACTGCTGGTGGTGGAGCTTTGACTAACGTCGATCCCACTTCATCCGGAACTACGGCACTGACGGACTTTCAAGACGAAACGTTCTCTAGCGCAACAATTACGGCACGTGGGGCATTGATATATAATACTACACCCAACACTACGTCAATTTCGGTAACCAATCCGACTGTTGTAGTTTTGGACTTCGGCGCGGACAAAACATCCACCGCAGGTGACTTTACGATTGTTTTTCCAACTGCTGATGCAAGTAACGCGATTATACGGATAGCGTAATGGCTGACGTAATCGTCCCAATAGGCGGCTGGGGCCGTTCAGGTTGGGGCGCAGGCCCGTGGTCCCAGAGTGGGCTACCACAAGCTGCGGGTTCTGTAGGTTCTGTAACGGTTGTGGCGGAAGCCAATGTACCGGTAACAGGACTACAAGCAACAGGTAGTGTTGGCAGCGTAACAATAAACGCGGCAGCCAACGTATCTGTAACAGGGGTAGCTGGTACTGGCCAAGTGGGCAGTGTCACTACAACGGCAGATGCCAATGTTGACGTTACAGGTGTAGCGGGAACAGGGCAGGTCGGTTCGGTCAGCATAACGGCTGATGCGAATGTCCCCGTCACCGGATTGGCCGGAACTGGAGCAGTAGGCTCCGTATCGGTCACCGCAGATGCAAACGTAAACGTTACGGGTGTGTCGGGAAC